TTCAGATCAGCGCCAGTAATCTTTTTTGGATTACCTGCAACTGCCGCCAGTTTCTTTTGCTTTGGAGAATATTTGCTATACGGCATATCAGCCTCCCAGAATTTTGTTCATCATCTCATGGACGTTGTTACCGTCGAGCTTCATGACTTTGACTTTGACATCCTTGCCGTGTGGCATCTCCATCATTTCTTCATCGTCGTCATGATAATCCATGTCTTCTTCTTCAACGCCCTCATAATAAGGACCGTCATTTTCGACGCCGTGTAGGCGAAGGCATAAAAGCAAGAAGTTGACCAATTGCTCATCAGTAAGGTCTAAACCTGCCTCAGTGTGAGGAAACCCCATCCTTTTTTCAAAAAGTACGGCATTTTCTTCCATGTTTTCTACATTAACTTCAGCCATGATGGCCTCCTATCGCATTGGACGCGCTTGTGGGCGCATAGATTGCATTGGCGCGGTTGGACGTGCCTGTGGACGTGTTGGGTTAACAAGACCTGCGGCGATTGCATCATCCATGCTCATGACGTTGGACGGGGCGCGAGTAGGAGTAATAGCGCCACTTGATTGCATACCCGCCATTTGACTTGGCGTCATTTGCTCCATGCCACCATCAACTTGGTATGACATACGCTCTTCGTCTGTCATAGCTGCGCCAGTAGTTTCGCGTGGCGTCATGGCCGCCCCAGTGGATTGCCTCATAAGATCTGGGTTTGTACCGCCCTGTGGGAATGAATCCATTTGCTCAACTGGGAACCTGTCCGTAGCGCCAACAACTGCCTCAAACATCTCGCGCTCACGATCACTAAGTGCGCCGCCAGCCTCTATGCGCTGCCCAATCATCATCAATTGCTCTGATGATTCCTGATCCATATCGCCGGGGCGAATGTTTTGCAGGAACTTCATAACCAACTGGTAATCGGGGTTTTGTGTGATGTCTGCCATGTTCTTATCCTTCTGGTTCTTCTTCTGTTGTTTGCGTTGTGGTAACTGTTTCTGTTTGGTTACCCGTTTTTTCTTCAAGGGTTAGTTCTGGGCCTAAGTTAGCAGCGCCAATAAGCTCTGATGCCTCAATGTATTTGCCGTCTGGCGTCTTGTAGTATTCCTTGCCGTCAACGGTAACTTTGCTAAGAAGTTGATCCAAGCTAGTTCCAGAAACATATTTCTGCAACCAAGCAGGTAAGAACTTACCAGATCCACCTTTATAGTATCTGTTGTAGAGTTGATCAGCTAATTCGTCCACAGTTGTAGTTACTACAGTTGTAGTTGAAACTGAATCATTGTCATCTTTTGTTTCTTCTTCTTCTGGCGGATCATCATTAATAACGGTATCTTTTACACAAGAACTTGTGGACTCATTATATGAATATCCTGTGGGGCATTCCGTATCTACAGGAACTTCTATAATTTCAATGATTTCTTCATTAAGGAGGCCATCTTCTACGGCCTCAAAAACAGCTTCTGTAAACACAGTGTTGGTTATAGGAGTGCCATCAATAAACATATAACCACCGCCGGGTGCGCCAACAATCATTTTACTGTCATCACCAGTTTCCAAAAGATGATTTTTGCCCAACTCATTAAGAGTTGCTGCGCCGTTTTCTGGTAAGTTTGTTTCAAATGCTTCACCAGTTACAGTTTCACCATTTAAATTAACATAAGAACCAGTTTCTGCTAAATCTTTACTCATGTTGTAATCTGCGGCCTTCGGATCAGTTGAGCCATAAAATTGCGTGTTTGCATTTATAGTTGCTGGATCGCTGCCATTATATGGAATAAATAAAGTGCCATCTTCATTATAAGACATTGTGGGTGTTTCGTCATCACTGCCATATATAGGGTCTTTGCCTTGTGCTACTAATGTAGCGTTTATAGCATCGTTATTGTCATTAAGAGCGCCAAAAACTTCAACTCTTGAATTACCCAAATTATCCGTAAAATTTTTGAAAATAGGCGTATTTCCTTGGTTGAATGGGTCATCTGGTGTCTGCTTCCCACCCAGACTTAACAAGCCAGCAGCTTTCATGCTGTTAGCATATTCTTCATAAGCATTCGCACCTGTTACACTTGTTTCAGTAGTAGCTGGAAGAGCGCCAATGGTAGTGTTGCCGCCAAGAGGATCATAATCTAAGTTATTAAGATTGTTATCTATAGCCTGCCTTCTTTCATCAATGCCATCTTGAAGGTATTGACTGCCTAAATAATTTCCAACCACCCCAAGGTCACCCGGCAATAACAATGGCACAAAAGATGTAAGATATTCAGTCATTGATGGTGGAACGGTTTCAAGATCTTCTGCGGTTTTTATTTTGTAGTTTGCATCTTTGTTAGAAAGACCTGTGGTATCTACAATATTATTGCTGAAATCATCAGCCACGCCGTAAATCGTGTCATCAAAGCCAAATACGTTTTTGGTAGTTCCACCGCCAGCAAGAGATTCACCAGTGCTAGAATTAATTAGCTGACCATTTTCATATTTCGCATTATCAAGTGGGGTAAACCAATTTGCAAGTGTTTCTGTTATAGTGTTCTTTGGCAAGTTACCTTGCCATGTGCCGTTAGCATCCACATAGTATTCTTGGCCATCATAAGATTTTCCGGGTGCTGATAACGTCCTTATCTCAAACTCAGTATTTGCTTCAGAAAGGGCAGTATTAATCGCTGTTGCGTTTTCTGAATCAGAGCCAAAATCAGTTGTAACGCCGCTTGTATCCGTAAAGTTCGTATCGTTAGCAAGCGCATAAGCGGATGAGGTAGAGCCATCACCAACCCGTCTGTCTGCTACAGCAGACATCGTATCAAGCACTGGATTATCAGGATCGGTGTAGTCGTTATAGAAAACAGTTGGAGCAGGAGCGTTGTTTTCTCTCGCCGTAACCACAGGGGTTGTAACCACAGGGGCCACATATGCTGACGTATTATTATTAGTCACAACAGGCGTTGCTGTGGTTGTGGGTGTTCCGCTAAACCAACTTGTAACTTTATCTTTAGCTTTTGATACGGACTCTGAAAAAGAAGGGCCACTAGATGAGTGGAACCAATAAGCAGGCACACCGCCCGGTCCCTCAAACGCAGGCATTCCACCGCGCTGGCTCTGTATCATAGCCTCTTCCTGCGGGTTAATATACGCCAGCATGTGAGGCTGGCCCATTATTTCCGTCTGACGTGGAGCGCCATTAGCAACACTGCTCAATGCGCCCATGCCTGCATCTGGGTAGGATGGCTCTGGTTGAGGTGCAGCCATCATGTTCTGAGGTTGCTGGTTTTGCTGCACAATCGCGTTTACGCGGTCCATAAAAGTATTCATCACGCCCTCATAGGTGGTTGTTGCATTGGTGGCTGTTGTGGCTGTTGTGGCTGTGGCTGTGGCATCATCGCCTCTGTAATAGCGCCCAGCGCACCGGGTTCACCCCCGCCCATACGCCGCTTGATCTCCATCACCTTGTCGATCAGGTACTTATTCATATCCATTGGTGGCTGGCCCTGCGGCCCACCCTGTGGCTGTGGTGGTGGTGGTGGAGGTCCGCCCTGCGGCCCCTGCGGCAAGCCGCCAAAAGCTGTTGGGTCGATTGGAGGTAGATTATAGTATTGTGGGGGGTACATTTTTCATGGCCTCCATCTGGATCTTAGCTGCATTTTTCTCACGCTCTAGCTGCAATTCTGCCTCCAGCTTCATGATTTTGGCCTGCATGTCAGCCTGCGCCTTGGCAGCGTCGATCTCCATGTCCTGACGGGCTTCAGCCTGCTTGATCTCAATGCTTGACTTGGCCTTGGCTTGATCAGCTTGGATCTGGGCTTGAGTACGGGCTTTAAGCGCCTCTGTCTCCAGTTTAGCCAGCTCCTGTGCATATTGCAGCGGATTACCCTGCTGTCCTTGACCGCCACCCATGCCTGCTAGTGCTTGGATTTGCTTCATCTGAGGAGCTGCCGCAACAACTTGTGCCGCGCGCTGGCTAATCAGCAGATCCATCTCTGGGTCAACCGCACCAAACTTAAAGTCTGGATCTCTGAAGTTTGGCATTGGCGGCATTTCCATCTGGATGCTTGCCTCCATGCGCTGACGATACAGAAGCGCGATATGCTCTGCGATGTGGGCGATTAACACTGGCTGCATTTGCTTCGCGCCGGGGTTTCCAGCCAAGGACGGATCTTGCATAAACTGCATGTGAACCGCGATGTGGGCCTCATGATCTTGCTCTGGGAAAGCGCGTATTGGCTTGCCATACAGGACGCTCATGTTCTCATCGATTGGGTCCATCTGAACTGCCTCTTCAGGCTTCTTCAGGATCTCATCAATGTTGGGTATGCGGATCGCCTCGTACATACGCTTGTACGCTTGGTATAGGTCATGGAGCTGCGGAGCTGATCGCGCCATTTCCAAGACAGCTTGAGCCTGCGCGATGCGCTGGGCTGTCGAGAAGATGTTAGGATCAGACACTGGAACAATGTCAATCCTATCATCAAAGTCGGTACGATAGATAATCTCCGCAGCTCCAGCCTGCGAAAAGCTGAACTCGTCTGGGAGATTTTCGGCGTTCAGCCCCGCAAGGAGTTTAAACTCTTGGCCCTGCGCGTAGTGAAGTCGCTTGTGGATTGCGCTAAACGCCTTCGATCCCTGCTCAATCAGAGCGACAGTCGTGCCGACTGGGGCGTTTGGATTCGCGTCACCGATATTAAGATCTGCCGTGCTGGCAAAACGCTGTCCTGCATCAACCATAAACCCAAGCAGGTTAAACAGCGATCCTGACGGCTCCTTGAATGGCAGCGGCATGATGGCCTTGTTAACGTCATCAACGGTGCTGTCGAGATCCACAAATTCACCGGGGCTGATTTGCATGTCGCCGCCAGCAACACGGCCACGCAGCTTAAAGCCACCCTGCATGTTGGAGAATGCGGCACTGTCGAGAAGGGCGCGCAGAGATCCTGTCGCTGCTTTGCCCAAGCCACCGATCATGTGGTACAGGCCAAAGCCATAGAAACCCAGACCGGGCAGGAACTTATAGCTCACAAACCAATCGCGGCGTTTCTTCATCTCATCGTCTTGCTTCCAGTTGCGGCGGATGGCCACCACGTTCTGGTTTTCATAGTCGATTGTGATCACATATGGGATGGCGACTGCGTTGTCATC